CAATTTGCGTGGCCACCTTAACTTGTTGATTGCCCACTGTAATCAACATCGCCCCTGTAGACAGCAGCATGCCTGCTGTTACCGTGGCAACAAAATTGGCCAAACTTTCTTGAAAGCTTTTCATTAAGGACCACCCTTGCTCTTATTATAAATAATCTCCAAAGATGATCAGAGGGAGATAGATTAGAAACAAGAAAATTTAATAATGCCATGCTTCGAGCGAGTGGTCCCGATGGGCTTTTGTATTCTCTCATTGAACTTCGCCCTGGAGATGCCCGCCGACGTTTTAGAAAAAGCATTTTTGAAGACTATCCATTAAAAGGCCCCTTGGGACATTGCGCGTGTGCTTATTGTGGGGCATGGAATGAGAAACTTACGCTTGATCACATTGTGCCCAAAAGCAAAGGAGGCCCACATTTTGCAAGATATAACTTGGTGCCATCATGCCAAAAATGTAATTTAGATAAAGGAGCTGAACCAATTTTTGAATGGTGGCGGCCTCAACTTTTTTGGACAGCAAGGCGAGAAGAACTATTGACTGCATGGGTGTATCAAAATAGTTTTGTCAGTGCTCACACTTCGCTCCAAGACATTGAAGCCTACGCAGAAGAGCGCGGTCTTTATCTTCCTTCGCAAGAAAAAGCCCCCATTATTGGGGGCTTTGTTTTAGAGGATTATCTTGCTGTTTAAACATCATTGATAGGACTAAACATTGGTTCATCAACAGCGCGATTTCCAATGCGAGCGCCTGGTATAGGACAAAAACCGTCTTTGCAATTATTTGCAAGAGCAGTTAATGCTTCCATTTCTTCATCGTTTTCAAGCGCAAAAATAAGAGTTTTTAAATACCACTTAGCTTTCTTTAAATCCTCCAGGCCGTTCTTATTTTCGTAACGCCACAAATACTTAATTGCATTGGCCTTAAGAAAGCCCCTAAAGGCTTCTACGCTCATGCAGCTTTCAAGAGCCTCAATGCATTCAATGGCACCAAAAGCATAATGAGCGGGACGGTCTACGGAATCAAACACTTTGGGAACTCCTTCAATAGGAAACGGTTTAAAAGGAATGGCCATTGGCTTCAAAAGCATCAAATGCTTCAGGCACGATAGGTCGCGCTAAGGCGTGTAATGCTTGAGCATAGGATTGAATTTCGCCTTGTGCATCATGAGCATCACGAAGGCTAAGGAAATGCAGAAGAGCCTGCAAACTGCAGGTCCAGACAAAACTGGTATAGGCCGCAGTCGGCATGACGCCACGCGCTTGCTCCCTGCTCACCCCCATCGCCAGGAGGCTGTTATAGGACTGTTTAGCGGCCTGTAGGCCCTTTGCATATTCAATCATGCAGGCATGGTTAAGGACTTCCTCCATGGGGCCTGCAGAGGCCTGTTTGTTGCTATCGCTCTGATGGCGGAACTGACGTGGCATATAAAATTGATCTTCTTCTGCTTCGCAATAGCGAAAACTTTTTTCGTTCCATCCCAATTGATCATTGGCATAAGCACCGCCGATAACATGCTTCCACCATTGACGAGCAATAAAAAGCGGTGCTTTTACTTGCCATTTGAAGACAACCCCTCGAAAGGGGCTGGTGTGTTTGTGTTTAACGAGATAGTTTAAAAGCTTTTGATCACGTTCCGACCACTGGCCTTGTTCTGTGCCAAAGCTTTGGCGAGCGTCAGCAACAATATCAACGGAGGTTCCCATCCAGTCAATGAGAATCACTGTACTGATGCCGTCTTGTAGAGGGTCAATTGAAGCCATGGAACAATGCGACAGGACGCAAGCGTTGCATGCTGATTGTAGGACTCACCTCTGTTTTTTCATGCCAAATGACCACAGCTTTACGTCGGCTCCCCTGTTTGACAAAGCCGATTAATGTGCCAATCAGGCTAGTGGCCATCCAACCAGCAGATGTGGGTTGAATATAGATCACCTCCTCTCCTGGCCGCCATCTATATTTGCAAGGCGTGCGAGGAAGCCAATAAGGACGGCAGTCCGAATTTTCTATTATGGTTTTTCCCCCATCGTCCACTTGATAAATAAATTGCTTTCCATAGCGCCTAGTCGTTAGGCTAGAGCAACAGGAGAAAAACCGATGAGACATTTTTCGATTCCTATTGAATTAAGCTACGATGGTAATAGTCATTTAACTGCCATGGGACCATTTGAACGTAGCTTGGAGCGCGATTTTTCGTTGGCAATCAATAAGAAAGCTTTAGCGGAATGCGAGGACATTGAGAAGCTACGGGAAGTGGCAAGCAATCTTTTGGAAGCCTGGAGCAATATGCAAGGTGCTGTTAGTTCTTTGGTAAAAGAAAATCTTGAACTTAGGCAAGCCTTGTCCATTCGTGATTATGACTTAAAAGCAGCGTCTGAATTACTTGGAGACGCAGCAGAAGCTATTGAGCAGCATCGAATGCTGCAGCAATCTTGCCAAGCCAAAAAGCGTCTTTGGCCGTTTGGCTAGTTAGTAAATATACTCGCCACCCACACATGGTGGCAAGATTAAACTTGCGGGCGTCTCGCTCGTAACCACTGCCCGTAACGTGACGGCCTCGATTGAAAGTGCCGCCCTGGATTTCAATGAGACTACGCGATGGTAAGTGAGCGAAGTCAGCCCGATAGCGTTTTGATCGTTTTGATTTTGCATAGCGTTCTTGAAAATCAGCTTCCCAGGCTTCCACTTCACTAAATTCCCTTACCAATGGAAGGGAAGGAAAATTAGTCTGCCAAAGCCCAAGAAACTGATCTTCAAGAGCACTCACTTATTAGACGGCAGCAAGCGTTACTTTAGCGCCTTGATTTTGATACTTACCATTTGCATAGGCTTTGTCCACGTCAGATGCAAGTTGCACAAGCATCACTTGAACAATGCCTTCATTGGCATAGATGCGCACTGGAAAATCGCAGGGATTGACAATGCAGATGGTGAGATGGCCAGACCAGCCAGGCTCAATTGGGCACACGTTAATGACAGTGCCCTGCCGTGCATAAGTGGACTTGCCATCACAAATGCCCATGATGTTAGAAGGCATTGTGATGCGTTCCAAGCTCACGCCTAAACCATAGGAATATGGCGGCAGGATGAAATAGGCATCACCACGTTCATGGAAAAGCGTGGCGTCGTAAAGCATGGTTTCATCAAACCGCTTTACGTCAAGAGCCTTGCAACTGCGTTTGTAATCAGCAATGCGAAAGTCATCGGGCGACAGACGAAGGTCATACCCTGCATGGGAGAGGCCATAGGACAAAGCCTTGTTGCCGTTTTCATTTTCCCTTTGTTTCTCTCCTATGTAGGGAAAAAAGATGTCGTTTTCAGCGAGGATGCTGATTTGCTTGTCAGTGAGAAGCATTGAAAGAAAAGGCGCCAATGGCGCCCCTAGAAACAACAATGATCAGAACAAATCGTCAGAAGATGGGGAGGGACGGCTGCTGCCGCCATTGCCATCATTCTTCCAGAAGCTGGAATAGGCTTTGGGGCTGTTCTCCAGCTTGTTGACAGTCACTTGCCCCTTGAAATGAGGAGAAGTGTCCTTATCGCGCTTGTCATTGTCCCACAGCGCCACACGGAAGCTGTAGTTACCTTGAGCATTGGGGCCAGCCTTTTTGGCTGCATTCAGGATGTCTGGCGTCAGATCGACAGTGCCAGAAAAAACGGGAAGATTGCCAGTGGGCATTGAGTGTTCCTCTCGGAAAGTAGTAGACCCTGGATGGGCGTTATAAGCTTAACGATGATTTACAAGAATTACATTGCCCTATCTGTGGATATTGTTAAGGGACGACGCCCTGGATAACAATCGAAGAAAAACTGCTGTGTTTTCTGCGTCATGATCTCGCCCTGAACCACCAGTTCAGCAGCATCAAGACTCACCACTTGTGCTTCTTGCCCCTCGCCAGTATCGGGATCGTAAATAGCAATGGCGCAATAAGCCCCTTCAATGTCAATGCCATACATCTGCTCAATCGCTTGCACATAGGCGCCAAGCTGCATGCGATAGTCGGCCAACTGGGTATCAGGCTTCTCTTTGAAGCTTGTTTTCCAATCGAGCAAGGCATAGGCTCCATTGTTCATCTTGGCCAACATGTCAAAGGTGCCTGAATAGCCAATCTCTCTAGCATTGTCATACCAGGCAATAGCACTTTCTACGAGCAACGGGCTATCCACTCGCTCCAGAAAACCACCAATGGAATCGAAATAAGGAACGAACTGTGGGTGGGAATCCAAATGGGTTTCAATGTCTTCGCCGTTCCAGAAATCTTCTAAAAGGCCATGAAGCCAATTGCCACGCTCCACGGCATTGCGCGTGCGGCGATTCGCTTCTTCATCCCCCACTTTCCTCCGCCAGTTCATGAGTGCTGCAATCTTGCCAGGCGACGAACACGCGCTCGCAATAGTCGTCACAGAGGGCAAAACACACCCTGCGGGGACATTGGGAAAATCGTCGCAAACGTAATAACGCTTTTTGTTGATCTGCAGCCGATTCGGCTCGTAACGCAGAAACTGACGAGGCAT